ATCCAGAAGATGTAGACACCAAAGCAGAAGACCACTTGTATGATGCTCTTCGTTATGGTATAATGACTAGACCAAGAAGTAGTATATGGGACTATAACCCAGCAAAACAGCGCACAGGTTTTCAAGCCAGTGACTCAACATTTGGATATTAAGAATGGCAGAACAAGAAGAAATGTTTGAAACGGATGATGTCGTAGCTGCAGAGGACAGTACCGACAGTATCTTTGAGCAGAAATCTAGTGTAGTAGCATTTATACAAGAAAGATACAAACGAGCAGAAGATGCAAGGTATGCTGACGAAAGTAGATGGCTAAGAGCTTATCGTAACTATCGTGGGTTATATGGATCTGATGTAAAGTTCACAGACTCAGAAAAGTCTCGTGTATTTGTTAAAGTAACTAAGACAAAAACACTAGCAGCCTATGGTCAGATAGTTGATGTACTATTTGGTAACAATAAGTTTCCATTGACAGTTAACCCATCTGTATTACCTGATGGTGTAGCAGAGTCTGTACACATAAACATAGACCCTAATGCAGATGCTGCAGGTGACGCATTAAAAGCTGTAACACGAGATGAAGCTCCACAGCCTTATCTTATTGACGGTGTTACAGAGCTAAGACCTGGTGAGACACTAAAAGATTTACAAGGACGTTTAGGGCCACTAGAAGAAAAACTAGGATCTGTATCTGAGAAGATTGTAGAAGGTGACGGTACGGCACAAACTACTGTTACATTTCATCCTGCAATGGTTGCAGCTAAGAAGATGGAAAAGAAGATACATGATCAGCTACAAGAGAGTGGGGCTAATACACACCTAAGAAGTATGGCATTTGAGATGGCACTACTTGGTACAGGTGTTATGAAAGGACCATTTGCTGTAGATAAAGAGTATCCTAACTGGGGTGAAGATGGTGAGTATGACCCTATCATCAAAACAGTACCAGAGTGTAGTCATGTAAGTGTTTGGGATTTCTATCCTGACCCTGAAGCTGACTCTATGCAAGATGCAGAGTACGTTGTTGAAAGACACAAGATGTCACGAACACAACTACGAGCATTGAAGAACCGTCCATACTTTATGGATGACGCAGTTCAAATGGCTATAGACAAAGGACCAGACTACGTACAGAAGTACTGGGAAATGACTATGGAAGACGATGACACTCAGCCAAACTCTGAGCGTTGGGAAGTACTAGAGTTCTGGGGTTACGTTGATGTAAAGATACTAGAAGATCATGGTGTTAAGATACCTAGAGAGTTAGCTGACCTAGATGAGGTTAACTGTAATATCTGGTCATGTAACGGTGAAGTACTACGGTTTGTGTTAAACCCATTCAAGCCTACACGTATTCCTTACTACGCAACACCATACGAGCATAACCCATACTCTTTCTTTGGTGTTGGTATTGCTGAGAACATGGATGATACACAGACATTAATGAATGGCTTTATGAGAATGGCTATTGACAATGCTGCATTATCTGGTAACCTTATCATCGAAGTTGATGAGACTAACTTAGTACCAGGTCAAGACATGTCTGTATATCCAGGCAAGGTCTTCCGAAGACAGGGAGGCGCACCAGGCCAAGGTATTTTTGGCACTAAGTTTCCCAACGTAGCAAATGAAAACATGCAACTATTTGATAAAGCGAGGCAACTAGCAGATGAGTCAACGGGATTCCCGTCATTCGCACACGGACAAACAGGTATTAGTGGTGTTGGTCGTACTGCTTCTGGTATTAGTATGCTTATGTCTGCTGCCAACGGAAGTATCAGAACGGTTGTTAAAAACGTAGATGACTACTTAATTAGACCACTAGGTAAAGCATTCTTTGCATTCAACATGCAGTTTGACTTTGACAAAGACATAAAAGGTGACTTAGAAGTAAACGCATCAGGTACAGAAAGCTTGATGGCTAACGAAGTACGTAGCCAACGCTTAATGCAGTTCTTACAAGTTGCACAGAATCCAGTACTTGCACCTTTTGCAAAAATGGACTATATTATACGAGAGATTGCGAAGAGCATGGATTTAGACCCTGATAAGGTTACTAACTCTATGCAGGATGCAGCTATACAGGCAGAAATACTAAAAGCATTTCAAGCACCAGCAGCAGCCCCTGAAGGTGCTGAAGGTGTAAATACACCTGGAGTAGCTGACACTTCTGGAGGTGGAGGTTCACAAATAGGAGTAGGTACTGCGCCTACCCCAGGAGAACAAGGATTCACAGGAAATGCACCTCAAGCAGTTGGTTAACGACAAAGAGTGTTACGATCAGTTTTTACAACACATAGATGATCTAATATATATGAGACAACGTACAATGGAATCAGCTAATGATTCTGTAATAGTGTACAGACAGCAGGGTGCTATAGACGTACTCAGAAAGCTAAAGTTACTTAGGGAGACACTAAATAATGGCACTTGAAGAGCAGATGATAATGAACTTTGGAGAAGTACCTGACAATACGGTAGGAGTAGATCCTGTATCAGGTAATGATATACCACTAGGTTCATCAGCAAAAGAAGTACGAGATGATATACCAGCGCAACTAAGCGAAGGTGAAATGGTTATTCCTGCTGATGTAGTCAGGTTCTTTGGTGTTAAGTTCTTTGAAGACCTAAGACAAGCAGCTAAAATAGGTTACGCTAAGATGGATGCAGATGGACGTATCGGTGGTGAGCCTATTCCTATGGAAGATATGTCTGGTCTAGGCTTAGAGATGGCTGACTTAGAAGTAATAGAAGTAGATGGTGGTGACTCAGATGGAATGATGGGAGAGTCTGAAGAAGCTTTTTTAGGTAAGTTTTTTGCAGGACTAAGAGAGTCTAGCAAGAAAGCTGCACAACAGTCTGTCAGAGATAGATTCCAAGCAGCTAAAGAAAGAGGTACTTCTTCGCAAGACATTAAGAAACGTGTTCAAGCTAAGAAAGATCAACCAAAGAATCGCTATGAAGAAATGCGTCAAAGAATGCGTGACATATTTGGTGATGACGATGATGATAGACCCTCAAGACCAACTGTTAAAAGACAACCTGCAAAGCAGTCTACATTAGACTTTGGCTTTCGTGGCAATCCTATGGAACGTGGCGCACGTAAGTTTGGTGATAAGTCAGACGAACAAGATGCTGGTCAAATAGAAGAAACATACACAGGCGAAAACCTACGTAGTGACGAAAGCTTTGGTCAAAGATTTATGAAAGGTTTAGGCTACGATGAAGGTGGTGATGTAGTAGACCCTGATACAGATGTAGTACAAGAAGGTACAACTGGCGGCTTTGGTGAAGAGATTGGTTTAGATCAAGGTCCGTTTGATGGTGTCATGGAAGCTCGTGAGTATCAAAACGCTGCAGGGCATAAAATAATTATTATGTTCTTAGATGGTGAACCTATGCAGGACATACCTGAAGGTTATTACCCTGTAGGAAGTGACCCTGTAACTGTAGATCCAGGTGAACAGCCAGCAGCAGGTAGACGTGACGATGATGACGATGACGGTCCTACTGCACCAACTCCCACACCTATTGACTATCAGAGCTTGACAGTAGAAGAACTACAAAATATGGTAGAAGATCAGAAAAACATAAAGCATGATGCAATAGCTGCAGGTATGGGTCTAGTAAATCCATTATTAGGACTTGCAGTAAAAGGTGCTTTGTGGAACCAGTCAAGATTGACTAAAAAAGAAATAGAGCGCAGGATAGATGATCCTGATGTAAGTGAAGTAGATAAAATGCGTCTTACTAACTTACTTGAAATAGCTGAAAGAGAAGAGCCTAGTCTAGCTTCAAAACTGCTTGGTGCTGTAACAGGTAAAGAGGCAACAGCAGATATACCTTCTCCTAAAGTTCCTGACTTTGATGTTTCTGATCCAACAATGGCTCCTGATCAAGATATAGCAAAAGCGTATACACCTGAGATAAAAACACCAGAAACAACTACAGGCTACAGCCCAGAGATAATGGAACAGATAGAGAAAGCGTCTAGGGAGGCTGCTGAAAAAGCGTTTAGTGCGTATACACCTACGCCTAAAAAAGAAGAAGAAAAAGATGACAAGCCTGGTGTAACAGTTGCTCCAGATGATAATGATGATTTCATTGCTGCTGTTAAAAAAGACCCAACATCATTTTTACCTCCTACACCTACACGTGATGATGACGATGATGATGAACCTACATTTGCTCCACCTCCACCATCGTATACACAACCATCGCAAGACCCATATGCTGAACCAGGAAGACCTACTGGCGGTGGACGCACAGGTGGCGGTGGAGGCCGTAACAAAGGCGGCTTAATGAAAAACAAAAAGAAGAAAGCTACTAATAAAAAGAAAAAATAAATCCAAATAACTATAAGGCCACTCAGCTACGGCTGACCCCAACATAAGGAGAAAACAAATGGCTGAACCAGCAACACCAAACCCAATGGTAAAACCCGACATCCCAAAAGTAATGATGGGTAAGGGTGGATACATGAAGAACGATGATCGTATCAGAAAAGATGAAGCTGAACTAGAAGCAATGAAGAAAAAGGCTAGAGCAGCAGCAGGTGTAGTCGATGAAGAAGAAACCGAATCCAGTAGCGAAGAGCCTCAAGTTGAATCAGTTCAGGCAGAAGGTGATACCAAACAAAAAGAAGAACCCAAGGCAGAAGCACAAGAAGATGATGCAGGACTAAGCCCTGAAGAAAGAAACTTCAAAAAGCGTTACGGTGATCTACGTAGACATACTCAAAAGAAAGAAGAAGAGTTTTCTGCTAAGATAGAAGCACTACAAGCACAACTAGACAAAGCTGCAAAACAAGAACTTGTATTACCAAAGAGTGATGAAGAGCTAGAGGCTTGGTCTAAACAGTACCCTGATATAGCTGGTATTGTCGAAGCTATTGCAGACAAAAAGTCTAAAGCTACAGCTAAAGATCTTGAAGCTCGTATGGCTGAGTTTGAAGAGTTACGTATTACAGCTAAACGTGAAAAGGCTGAAGCTGAACTAGCGACTATGCATCCTGACTTTGAAAAGATACGTTCAGATGATGCATTCCATAACTGGGCAGAAGAACAGCCTAAGTGGGTACAAGATGCTTTGTATGAAAATACTGAAGACGCTAAATCAGTAGCACGTGTAATTGACCTTTACAAAACAGATAAAGGTATTACTACTAAGACAAACAGAGACACAGAAAAAGCAGCAGCAGCTTCTGTAAAGACAAAAGGTAGCAGTATACCTGACACAGATGACACATCTAAGTATGTACGTGAGTCAGAAGTAGCTGCAATGTCTATCAAAGAGTATGAACGTAGACAAGAAGAAATCCTAGACGCACAGCGTTCTGGTAAGTTTATTTATGATATTTCAAGAAAATAGTTGACAAACTGTTTATCATAGATAAAACTATAGCATATACACAACAATTAAAGTGTGTATGCTTTAACATAAGCACTAGCCACACAATAAGACTTACCTCAAAGTACAGGCCCAGCGCAGAGAGAAAGCGCATTCTCAAAGCATAGCTGACTACCCTAAAACTGAGAGCCTCTTCACGGTGGATATGTAGTGTACTAAACCCACGCCATATCTATAAGGAGATTTAATTATGGCTATTACATCAGCAAGTGGAGGCTTTGACGCTAACTTTAGCCCAATCATGTACTCCAAACAGGCACAGATTGCTTTACGAAAAGCAGCAGTTGTCAATGCGATCACAAACAACTCCTACTTTGGAGAGATTGCAAATCAGGGTGACGTTGTACGCATCCAAAAAGAACCAGACGTAACTGTTAACGCTCTACAGCGTCACACAGCTATTTCTGTAGAGAAGCTAAATGACGAAGACTTCTCACTAACCATTGACAAAGCTAACTACTTTGCTTTCAAAATGGATGACATCGAAGAGCAGTTCTCACACGTAGACTTCGTATCTTTGGCTGCAGACAGAGCAGCATATAAGATGGCCGATTCTATGGATGCAGATGTTCTTTCATATATGTCAGGTCACACAACAGCAGGTGTTCTTATTGCAACAACATCTGGTGACGCATCACACCAAACACCAGGCGATCTAACTGGTGAGTTTTTAACTGCTAACCACCTAACTATCGGTGACATGAATAACATCACAACTGCTGACTCAGGCGGTACAGGTGACTCTATTCCGTTAGCTATCAGACTACCAGGAATCACATCTATCCCAACAACTACTGCTTCTCCGTTGCAACTTATTGCACGTATGGCACGTCAGATGGATACAGGTAATGTTGATTCACGTGGACGTTGGATTGTTGTTGACCCCATCTTTGTTGAGCTATTAAAAGACGAAGATTCACGTCTTCTAAATGCAGACTTTGGTGGTAACGGTGAGCTAATGAACGGATTGGTTGCAGCAAATATACACGGCTTCAAAGTGTATGTTTCTAACAACCTACCTTCAGCAGGTACTGGTCCAGGTACATCTGGAACAACAGGTCAAGACGATAACTACGGTGTTATTCTTGCAGGTCAAGAAGAAGCTGTTGCTTCTGCAGAGCAGATCAACAAAGTTGAAAACTACCGTGATCCAGACTCATTTGCAGACATTGTACGTGGTATGCACCTATATGGACGTAAGATCCTACGCCCAGAAGCATTGGTGTCAGCACGATACAACGCTGCTTAATTAAGATAAACTTAGAGGCTAGCTTAGTGCTGGCCTCTTCGTGCATTTAAGTTTTAGAGGATATTGGCATGGCTATAACAACAGCAATGTGTACAAGTTTTAAGTCTGAGGTTCTTGGTGGTACTCACGATCTGGATACTCACACGTTAAAGCTTGCATTAATTAAAGACTCACCTACAGGTACGTATGGTGCAGCAACTACAAACTATTCAGACGTTACTGGTAACTCAGATGAAGCTTCTGGTACAAACTACACAGCAGGTGGTCAAACTTTAGACGGTGCTACTATCTCTACAGATGGTACTACTGCAATAGTAGACTTTACAGATGAAGTATTTACAAACGTAACTACATCAGCAGATGGTTGTATCATTTACAACTCTTCAGCATCAAATGCAGCTATTTGTGTAATTGACTTTGGTGGTACAGTATCTGCAACAGCAGGTGACTTAACTATTGAGTTTCCAGCAGCAGACGCATCTAACGCAGTAATACGTATTGCCTAAGAGGTAAGTTATGGCTGTTATAAAAGCTTCAGCATTATACGGTACAGGTGTATATGGTGGATCTGTTTATGGCACTCGTAACGTTTCCTTTGCGCTAACTGGTGTTAGTGCTACAGGTACAATCCAAACTGTTGCTATCAATGGTTTTGAGATTGATATATCTGAAAGACTTGGAAGTGTATCTGCTACAGGCACAATAAATACTGTAACAGTAAACATACAAGAAGATATATCTGGAGTATCCGCTACAGGCTCTGTTAATACTGTAGCTATAAGTAACTCTACTACACTTACAGGAGTTCAGGCTACAGGTTCTATAGGAACAGTAGAACCACAAGTAGATGAAGCATTAGGTAGCGTATCTGCTACAGGTGCTATTGGAACTCTAAAAGTAAACATACAAGAAGATGTTACTGGCGTATCTGCAACTGGCTCTATTGGCTCTCTTGAGTTTAGTAATACACACAGACTTACAAGTACAGCAATTACAGGTTCTATAGGAACAGTAAGTCCAAACATAAAAGAAGAGCTACAACTAAATGCAGTTTCTGGTGTAAGTGCTACAGGTTCTGTTAATACAGTTAGACAAAACCCAGGAGCAGGTCTAACTTCTGTACCACTGACTGGATCAGCACACGATGTAACTATTACAATAGTTCAGTTTGACTATGAAGCAGTAGCACATCTATACAGTAGAAGACGTGCAGTTAACGTACCAAGAGCAGCATAATGAGTACATCAGGTGAAAGAACAGTAAGAGTTCCTGGCGAAATAAGAATAGTATTCGTAGAAAGTAAACCCACAGCAGCAGATAGGGTTGTCTACGCAAATGAGGATTGATAAATGAGTTTTCGTTGGCCTATAAAAGATCCAGATGAAACACTAGACTACAGTGTAGACTGGTCAAGGTTTCTTGATACTGCAACAATTAGTAGTGTTAAATGGTTTGTTAAATCTACTTTATACAATACTAAAACATTACTAACAGCAGGACAAAACTTGACAAATGCATCTGGTGGGGCTACAACAGATAGCATACAAAATGTTGCACAAACAAATACAAACACTGTTGCTACTATAAACATAGCTGGTGGACAAAACAACGTAGAGTATACTTTCTCTTGTCAAATGACAGATTCTACAGGCAGCACTGCTGAAAGAAGTATTAAACTACGGCTGAAGGAACGCTAATATGGCATATGACTATATCGGTCTAGTAAATGACGTAAATCGTAGACTTAATGAAGTAGAACTTACAGGTGGCACAGGAACAAGTGCAAACTTTCTAAACGCTAAAGGTGAGTACGCTATGGTTAAGGATGCTGTAAATGCAGCCATACGATACATAAACCAGCACGAGTTTGAATGGCCTTTCAATCACATTGAAGAAACAGAGACATTAACAGCAGGTATAGTTAGATACGGTTTTCCTGCAGATGCAAAGACTATAAACTTTAACACATTTAGAATAAAGCAAAACGATACACTAGGTAACTCAACAATAAAACTAAAAGAAATAACTTATGAAGAGTATTTAGATAAGTATGTTGATGTAGAGTACAACACATCTACAAGTGTAAGAGGTTTACCTAGCCGTGTGTTTAGAGCGCCAAGCCAAGAGTTTGGTATCATAAACCCACCAGATCAAAACTATGAAGTAGTATATGAGTACTACAGATTGCCTGTTGATTTAATTAATGACACAGACGTGCCTAGCATACCAGAGCAGTTTAGATACGTCATTGTAAATGGTGCTATGTATTTTGCTTACATGTTTAGAGGTGAGGCTCAAGAGTCTAACATGATGCAGAGTAGATTTGAGCAAGAGATAAAGCAAATGAGAAGTCTGTACATAAACCGTTACGACTACATAAGATCCACTGTTAGAAACACTACGACAACTTCAACTAGAGCGCTTTAGTAAATGCCTACAACTCGTGAAACATACCCGATTGAGTTTCGTGGTGGTCTTATTACTAATATGAGTCCTTTGCAGCAAGGTATTAACATGCCAGGTTCTGCACGTATCCTTAGAAACTTTGAGCCATCTATTGAGGGTGGTTATCGTAGGATAGAGGGCTTTGATAAGTTTGACAGTGATATTATACCTCCTTATGGCGCTCCTGTAGTAAATGGCGCAAGTCAAACTGGTACAACTTTAAATATAGCAAATATAAGAAAGTCACCAGAAGAGGGTGATACACTTAGGGTAACACACGCTACGGCTCAGATAAACAATAGTGCGACTGCTGTAGTAAATGGTGCAACAACAGCTGCAACTGCAGTAGTCTTAGATGGTAACTCTGGAACTATTGTAGTTGGTATGACAGTTACAGGAACTAGTATCTCAGGTTCTGTGACAGTAGCGACAGTAACAGATCAAAATAATATTACACTGTCTTCTGCTCAGACATTACCAGACGATGAAGTACTAACCTTTTCTGCTCCTGATGCAGTAGATACAACACATATACTTGATAATATATCTGGTACTGTTGCAGCAGGAATGGATGTTACAGGTACAGGAGTTCCTTCAGGTGTAACCGTATCAGCTTTTAGTGGTAGCACTGTAACTCTTTCTGAGGCTGTTTCTCTTTCAGATGATGTTGAGTTAACATTTACTGAAGTATATACTATATCATCAGGTGCAGTTACATTTGATGGGGCAGCTAATACAGCAAGTCTAAGTCTAACTTCTAGCTTACTTGGTTCGCCACTAAACGGAGCTACTGTAAAGTTTGAAAGTACTACTACCAACTATTTAACTTTAGGCTGTGGTGTATTTTTAAGTGATGTCATTGTAGCTAAGAATCAAAGTCTCTACAAAACATCAGGCACAGGATACACACTTGTAAACGTACCATCTTACGGAACAGTATTAGTAAACGGTGCATCACAAACAGGTACTAGTTTAATAGTAGATGGACTTACTAGCACACCTCAAGGCGGTGACGTATTTAAAATAGCTGGTGTAGATCTTATATACACTATAGTTTCTACTCCTACAGTGACTTCAGGTGGTGCTACAATAACAATAACACCTGCACTAGATAGTTCACCTGCAGATGACGCTGCAATAACTTTTTTAAGCACATCAAGAGAAAGTGCTAGTAAAACTAGGTTTTCTAGGTATAACTTTAGTGGTACAGAAAAAATAGCTATAGTAGATGGCACTAACGTACCTGCTCTGTATGATAGATCAACCTTTACTGCACTAAATGACGCACCCTCAGATGTAATAGGAGCAGAGTTTGTTGCAAGCTTTAAGAGTCAGTTATTCTTTGCTAAGAACCATAAGATAACTTTTACTGCACCTTTTACAGATAACGACTTCTCAGCAGCTAACGGTTCTGGTGTAATATCTGTAGGCACTGACGTAACAGGCTTGATTGTCTTCAGAGAGCAGCTTATAATATTTACTGAAAACTCAATACAGAAGTTAGTAGGTAATACTTTAGCAGACTTTCAGTTACAACCTGTAACACTAGACATAGGTTGTATTGATGAAGACACCATACAGGAAGTTGGCGGTGACGTAATGTTCCTAGCTCCTGATGGTTTAAGGCTACTAAGTGGTACAGATAGAATAGGTGACTTTGGTTTAGCTGTTGTATCTAAGACTATACAAAAAGAAACAACAGACTTTATTACAGCTAACACATCTTTTACAAGTTTAGTTATTCGAGAAAAGTCACAGTATCGCATATTAGGATACAAAGAGGGCTTGACAGAAGAAAACGCTCAAGGTATATTAGGCACACAGTTTGCTGGGCAAGGTGGCGAAGATATGGCCTGGGCAGAAACAAGGGGTATCAGGGCATACGTAGCAGATAGCAGGTTCTACGCAGGTACAGAAACAATAGTATTTTCTAATGACGATGGGTACTTGTATCAGCTAGAAAATGGTAGTAGCTTTGATGGTGACAATATAGTAACTACTTTTGCTACACCTTATATGCCTATAAATGACCCAAGACTACGTAAAACATTTTATAAGATGTTTTTGTATACAGATCCACAAGGTAGTGTGTCCTTTGACGTATCTTTAAAGCTTGACTTTGACCAGAAAGATAGTGTACAACCTACTCAAATAGACTTTGACAATAATACAGGAACGGTTGCGTTTTATGGACAAGCTACTTATGGATCTACCGCAGTGTTCAGCACTAAGCTACAAACACTATTTGAAACTCAACTAATAGGAACGGGTTTTGTTGTATCTCTAATATATACTTCAGATAGCGCAGACCCACCATTTTCACTAGATGCTATCACATTAGAATACGGCACAAATACAAGAAGGTAAACGGACATGGGAACAGGTTACACCAGAAACGATACAGGTAATAACATTGCTGACGGTAACGTTATCAATGCAGCAGACTTAGATGGTGAGTTTGACGCAGTAGTAGCAGCGTTTAACTCTTCTACAGGACACACACACGATGGCACATCTGCAGAGGGTGCGCCTATTGAAGTGCTTGGTCCATCGCAGGATGTAGTCATCACTGCATCAGTTATGCGTCCTAAGACAGACAATACTGTGGACTTAGGCACATCTGCACTGATGTATAAAGATGGATATTTTGATGGTACAGTTACCATGCATGGATTGGTGGTCTATGATGATGAAGTTACAGATGCTACTATCAAGCTAGACGGTAACTATCCTGATGGTTCAAACAACGTAGCTTTAGGTTTAACTGCATTGGATAGCTTGGATGGCGTAAGTCCAGGTGGTAGTAATACTGCGATTGGTTCTGGTGCGCTGACAGCGAATACCACCGCAAACCACAACACAGGTGTTGGCTATCAGGCTCTGTACTCCAATACTACAGGGTTTGCAAACACAGCAATTGGTTCAAATGGACCTTTGTATGCAAATACAACAGGTGCTAACAACATTGCTATTGGTTATAATGCCTTAGATGCTAATACTACCGCAGATGGGAACGTTGCTGTTGGGTCAAACGCTCTAACTTCAAATACTACAGGTGCTTCAAATATTGCTATAGGTCAACAGGCACTACAAGCCAACACCACATCAAGCAACAACACGGCTGTTGGGTATCAGGCTGCAAACTCTAATGTTACAGGTACAGATATAACAGCAATCGGTTATCAAGCACTAAAGGACGCAACAGGTAATGGTAACACGGCAGTAGGCACAAGAGCAGCAGAAAACTTAACAACAGGCATTTATAATACCGCAATAGGTCGTGATACACTAGGAGGTGTTGTTACAGGAAGTAGAAACATTGCATTGGGCAATGCTGCACTTGCTAATAATACAAGTGGAAGCCATAATGTAGGTCTTGGAGACAATGCCTTAGTGGTCAACACCACAGGTGCTTCTAACGTGGCTATAGGTAGAATGGCTTTATACTCCAACACCACTGCATCCAACAATACGGCTGTGGGGTATCAGGCTGGGTATAGTAATACGACTGGTACATACAACACCTATATGGGGCAACAAGCTGGTTACACAAACTCAACTTCAAACTCAAACTCTGGGTTTGGTTTTAACGCTCTTAAACTTAACACTGGATCACAAAATACAGCAGTAGGTGAGAGTTCGTTATTTAACAATACTGGTTCTAATAATACTGCTATTGGCTCTAACGCACTTGTGAGCAACACCACCGCAAGCAACAACACAGCGGTTGGGTATCAAGCTGCGTATTCAGCTACAACAAGTGCTAGAAACACAATGGTTGGATACCAAGTCGGTTACTCATTAACTGATGGTGGTAACAAGCATAACACTGGCATGGGTTACAAAAGTTTCTTTGCAGCAACAACAGGTGAATATAATGCTTCGTATGGTGCATATTCTTTAGATGCTAATACAACTGGTAGTTACAACACTGCTTTGGGTGCTTCTGCGCTAGGCGCAAACACCACTGCATCCAACAACACTGCTGTTGGGTATCAGGCAGGTACTGCTAATACAACTGGACAGCAAAATGTAGCTATTGGGTATCAATCTCTTTATTCAAATACTACGGCTGACTTTAATACTGCATTAGGTTGGCAAGCATTGTACTCAAATACTACTGGTACGTTTAATGTAGGTATTTCTCCATATTCCTTACATAATACAACTACTGGCAGCAGTAATATTGCTATTGGTTATCAAGCTATTGAAAATAATACAACTGGCTCAAACAATGTAGCGGTTGGATATAAAGCACATGAGGGTAGTGGGGCAACAACAGCCTCTAATAACATAGCAATCGGTTACGAAGCATTAAAGGGTATTACCATAGGCACACAAAACGTAGCTATGGGTACTAGTGCTTTAGATGCTAATACAACTGCAAGTTACAACATAGCAATAGGTTATCGTGCAGGTTCAAGCAACACCACAGGACGTATAGTAGTTGTTGGTGCAGATGCTCTTTTAGACAATACAACAGGTACTAATAATGTTGGCATAGGGGATAATGCACTACAAAGTAATACAACAGGTGGTAACAATACGGCTGTTGGTAAACAGGCATTAAAGTCCAACACCACCGCAAGCAGCAACACGGCTGTGGGGTATCAGGCAGGTTATGACTTAACCACAGGTCAACATAATACGTTTATGGGCTATCAAGCAGGGTATGACGTAACAGGGTCGTATAATACTGCTGTTGGTTTATATGCTATGCGTCTTGCTACAAGTGGTTCTTATAATACAGCTATTGGTAAAGAGGCTTTGTATTCAAACACAACTGGTTATGGTAACTCAGCTATGGGTTGGCAAGCAGGGCTTAGTAATACTACTGGTACGCTTAACACTTTTATAGGAAGACAATCAGGATACACAAATAGTTCAGGACTTCAGAATACTGCGCTTGGTTATCGTGCTTTGTATAGTCAAACAACGGGGTCTGGTAATACAGCCTCTGGCTTAAATGCAGGATATAGTATCACAACAGGAACTATTAATGCTCTTTTTGGAAATGGTGCAGGATATTACCTGACCACTGGCTCTAAGAACACAATCATTGGCACATACAACGGCAACCAAGGCGGCCTAGACATCCGCACCTCAAGCAACAACATCGTGCTGTCTGATGGGGATGGTAATCCTAGGGTTTATGTTAACAGCAGTGGTAATGTAGGGATTGGACAAACTTCACCCAGTTATCCACTTCATATAACAACAGCATCTGGTGATGCTCAAATGAAGTTAGAAACTGGTGGCACAGGAAGCGGTGATCATACAATTGTTCGTTATGCAATTGGAGGTACAACCGCAAGTAACTACATTTACTTTGGAGATTCTGGCGACAGTAATGCTGGTATGCTACGTTATAGTCATAGCGATAACCATATGTCTTTTACTACAAATGCATCGGAGCAGATGCGTATTGATAGCAGTGGTAATGTGTTAATCGGAACTACTAGTTCAAACCCTTCAGGGGTGGGTCAAGATGGTATTGCCTTGAAAAGTGATGGTTCAGCAGATTTTTCTTCAGGGACTCAGCCAGTTGTTGATATTAATAGAACTACAGACGGTCAACTTGTTTGGTTAAGATCAGGTTATACTATCGAGGGAACTATCTCAATATCAGGCACAACCACAAGTTATAACGGTGGTCATTTATCACGTTGGTCGCAGCTAACAGATGGATCAGAAGACACATCTATAGTTAAAGGTACAGTGATGACTAATCTTGACCAGATGGCGGTTTGGCACCATGAAGCAGTTGCCGCAACCTATTATGAAGAAGGTGACGAATTACCAGAGGGCGTTTCAGTAGGTGACGAAAAAACAGCAGCTGTTGACGCTTACACAGAAGATAACGAACAATTAAACTGTATGGCAGTTTCTTCTGTAGAAGGTGATCCAAATGTTGCAGGGGTGTTTGTTAATTGGGATCATGATGATGACGAGTTCAATGACATGAACGTTGCAATGACAGGTGATATGGTTATCAGAATTGCTCAAGGCACAACAGTTGCTAGAGGTGATTTACTAATGTCGGCAGGGGATGGAACTGCCAAGCCTCAAGGTGATGATATTGTTCGCAGCAAAACAATAGCAAAAGTTACATCAACAAATGTAAGTCACACATATGATGATGGTTCGTATTTAGTGCCATGCGTATTGATGGCTTGTTAATTAGACAGAAAAGGAGAAAGAAATGTCTGATGAAATAACTGCTGAAGAAATCGCAGCAAACTACACAGCAATGGGTCACTCTGTTGATCTGCTAAATGCAGGGAAACCAGAGGGCATGGAAGACGATGAGTGGACTGACACAGTTTCACGCAATGTCGAACATCTACAGCTTATGGTAGCGAAAGACTATTGGACTAGCGAAGACATGACAGCTGTTAACGCAGCTATTGCAGCAAATACATAAACTATAACAAAGGAGAATAGCAATGGGAAAAAATGAAAAAACCCCTATCACTATTAATGAAAAAGAATATTTTGTTGAAGATCTAACTGATGAACAAAAAGTATTGTTTAATCATATTGCAGACTTAGATCGTAAACTATCAGCATCTGCCTTTAATATGGATCAGCTAAAAGTAGGACGTGATGCATTTGCTAATATGCTTGCAGCGTCTGTACAAGGTGAAGACGAAGTAGAAGAAGCTGAAACCGTAGAAGACTGATTCTACCCAGGAGTTGCTGCTTACATAAAGTGGCAACTCTTTACAAAACACTCCAGTAAAACATATGTCTAATATTACTCCAGAAGAACTAGAAGCTATGCTAGACCGTGCAGCTAGACGAGGCGCTCAAGCAGCGTTACGTGATGTAGGCTTGCATGATGATGAAGCTCGTAAAGATATACAAGAAATGCGAAGTCTTCTGGAGGCTTGGCGTGACACACGTAAAGGTGTCTGGTCAACAATAGTTAAGCTATCTACCGTAGCTATCATAACATTTATTGCAGCATCAGTGTGGATGCAAATAGGGAAACAATAATATGGCTAAGAGATTTGCAGGGTTTAAGCCTGAAACATTTGAAAAGAAAATACTCCCAGCGCTGGGTTATGATGGTCCAACAGATATGAAATCTATCAACTTGTTCCTAGCAGCTAGTCCTGCAGCAGCAGCTAAGATGGGTAGATACACAATGGCTGCTAGACGCATGGTTGAAGGTAAACCTGCAGCAAGTCTTGCTAGAGGTGGAACACTAAGGGAACGTTTAGATGCTGCTAAAGGAAAAGGAGCAGCAGCGCACCAAGCAGCTATTAGAGGTGGCAGTAGTCCTGGCGATGATAAACCAAGAAAAACTACACAACCTGCAGCACAGCCAGCAACTACTGCACAAACAACCACTACTACCACAACTACCAACGGTGCAACTAACGGCACACTCATAGATACTACTCAAAAAGAGTCTGCTGGTAGTAAGATGACTGGTAAAATAACATCTGACCCTACAGCCGTAGCAACTAAAGCTGCTGTTGTAGCTGGTACAGGTAAAGGTACAACTATAGCAACTGACACAGGACAGTTAGGTGCTGCAGATACAGCAGCTATAACAAAAGCTGGACCTGCTGCTCAAGTAGCACAGCCTGGTCAATTAGCAGCACAACAAGTTACTGCTGCTGCAGCTACACCTGCTGTAACACAAGCTTTAGCAGGACTACAACCTGCAGAAGGTGAAGTGAGTCCAGAAGCATTAGTACAAGCTGCACAGATGGACCCTACACAAGCAGCAGCATTACAGTTACAAGCTGCTCAAACTCAAGCAGCGCAGGTTGCACCAACAGCCGAACTAGAGGTAACACCTGAACAGTTAATATCTGGTCCTACTGTAGATATGGAACGTGCTGAAGCAGAGCTACAAAAAGAAGAAGCTGCTACAGTAAGAGAAGAACTATCTGGCTTAATGGAAGACTTTGAGGGTGGCGAGACACCTTCTTGGGCTGCAGGAGCCATGAGAGCAGCTACAGCACAGATGGCTGCACGTGGACTAGGTGCATCATCTATGGCAGGTATGGCTACTGTACAGGCTGCTATGGAAGCTGCATTACCTATCGCTCAGATGGATGCATCTAATAAGCAGCAGATGGCTATGTTCAAAGCAGAGCAACGTGCAGCTTTCTTAGGGCAAGAGTTTGACCAAGCTTTCCAAACTAAAGTAAGAAACGCAGCTAGAATCTCTGAAGTAGCTAACATGAACTTTACTGCAACACAACAAGTTGCACTAGAGAATGCTCGTATGGCTAACACAGTCAACATAGCTAACTTAGATGCTAGGAACGCTAAAGTACTAGCTGATGCAGCTACAATGTCTCAACTTGATATGGCTAACCTTAACAACCGTCAGCAAGCACAAGTACAAAATGCTCAAGCTTTCTTAGAGATGGACATGGCTAACTTAGACAATGAACAGCAAACATCTCTGTTTAAGTCACAACAAAGAGTATCAGCTATATTGAGTGATACTGCTGCTGAGAACGCAGCTAAACAGTTCAATGCTACATCTCAGATGCAAACAGATCAGTTTATGGCTAACCTGTCTACACAAGTTTCTCAGTTTAATGCAGAGCAAAAGAGTGCTATGGATCGTTTCAACGCAGGTGAAGCCAACGCACAAGCTAGGTTTAATACACAACAAGAAAATGCACGTGATGAGTTTAACGCTAAGAACCACTTAGTTGTAGCTCAAGCCAACGCAGCATGGGCGCAGTCTGTAACCACAGCTAAGAATGCTGCTATAAACCAAGCCAATCGTGATGCTGCTCTTGCTGCTAATAACTTGACTATGACTGCATACAATGCTGTAGTACAACGTGAGCGTGATATGTTAGCTTGGGCTTGGCAGTCAGCAGATAACGCTGCAGAAAGAGATGCTAACGTTATGATAGCTAATATCAGCGCTAACAAAGGCTCTGAAGGTGGTGGCTTCCTGTCATCAGCAGCTTCTAAGTTTTTAGCTACAATAGGGGCAGCAGCAGTAGATAAAGTATTTCTAAAGAACTTCGGATAAGTAGGATACCAATAGAATGACATACGATCCTAGACAAACATTTCAAGCTAAACAGTCAGCCTTTGGTAGAGCAAGCGGTGTGACATCTTCAAAACCAGCAGTTAGCGGTGGACGTGGCTCTATAGTAGAAAAACCAGGTGAACGTGCTGCTGCTCTGAAGAAGGAAAGAGATAAGCTTGTAAAAAGTCAGTTTGATCAGTTTAGACGAAGAGAGCGTAACGTAGGTTTAGGCTCTAGGCCAGACACTAAAAGAAGAGATGATGACAAGCCACAGAAAAACTTTTTGGAGAACTTGTTTGACAGAGTAAAGAGTTCAATCATATTTGCTGGAGGTGATCCCGAAAGAAAGAGAAGACCTGACCCGAACCCTGGCGCTCTCTACACAGCTTCTCCATTTATTTTACCTGCAGTTACTGCTGTTGCTACTACTACATTAGGTCCAGCCCCAGTAGGTGCAGATGCTACAGGAATGCCTAGTATATACACACCAGACACTAGAGAGTTTGGTACAGGCATACAGCCAATGGAAGCACCAGAGAAACCTGAGAGTGCAAAGATAGATATATTTGATCCTTTCAGAGAGAAGATACAAAGAAGTACAGCACCTTCAGGTTTAATGTCACCACCACAGCCAAAAGACTTAGCTACAACACCTGACATGGCTGATGCTATAAATAGAACAATAGCAAGTGTGACTTCTGCTGATCCTGACGTACCATATGTAATACAAGCAGGGGACACTCTATCTGAGATAGCTAGGAAGACAGGTACTACTGTAGATGATCTACAAGAGCTTAATGCTATAGAAGATATAGACGTTATAAAGACAGGCGAACAGTTAAAGATACCTTCAGCCAAATCTACCAAGACTAAAGAAGATATTGTCTCTTCTATTGTTGGAGACTACGTAAAAAAGACTGGTGATGCAGAAGGTGTAGAAGTAGCTGCTCTTGGTCCAGGTGTTATGGGTTCAGGTCTTATGAGTAAGCTGTTTGGTGAGCCAGATATTGAGAAAGCTATAATTGAAAGACTAAAAGTAGAAGAAGGTTTTGAAGAAGGGGCGTATAAACCTGTAGATACAGAGAAGTACTACACTATTGGATATGGTCACTACGGTAAAGATGTAAAAGCAGGAGATACTATAACAAAAGCTGAAGCAGAAAAACTACTAGAAAAAGATGTTAAAAAACGTCTACCAAAAATAAAGAAAGCTATTCCTGACTTTAACAATCTTAGCCCAGAACTTCAAGTAGAAATAGCTCAAAGCTGGTTTCGTGGAGGCATTGCAGGAAGCCCTAAAACAATAAAGTTAATAAACAAAGGCGAGTGGACAAAAGCATCTGAAGAGTTTTTAGATAATGAAGAGTATAGAGATGAGGATACTCTACCAGGAGTGAAAAGACGGATGGAGGGTTTATCATTAGCCTTACAAGAGGAGCAGTTTAAATAATGTTTGGACTCCCACTAGAACTAATAACAATGCTTGGCTCTACAGTCTTAGGTGGAGTAATGTCCATCTGGGGTCAGAGTATCAAAGCAAGACAAGCAGAGCAGAAAATGCTCATGGAACGTGCCAATGCTAATGCAGGGTTTGTACAGCAAGCACGTGAAGCTGGAAAGAACGATAAACACTTCGCATGGACAAGAAGACTTATTGCATTATCTGCAGTATTTGCTATAATAGTGTTGCCAAAGTTGGTTGCGGTGTTCTATCCAGAAGTAGGTGTGTACGTAGGCTACACAGAAATACAGACAGGCTTCATGGACTTCCTATTCGGACCAGGTGAAGAGGTTGTCAAGTGGAAGTATGCACAAGGTTTTGTAATAACACCACTAGATACACATATTGTATCAGCTATCGTAGGCTTATACTTTGGTGCAGGATTTACTAAGTAGGATAATAACATGGCAATAGCAGGACCATTTGATAGGCCAATACCAGGCCAGTCTTTAACAGACGAACCTAAGAATAACCCTTGGGAGCAACCTCCTGAGTTAGACACCATTGAGGATGTTACAAAGTATTACATAAATAGTTTGGCTAACCAAGACGTAATAGATGATCTAGCTGCTATGTGTCAAGTTGGCTCACCTCTCAAGCCTATCGTACAAAGTATCGTAACATCAGGTCAGATGCGAGGGTTACACACAGTAGATAACAGCTTACTTGTATCACCAATCATACATGAGTTCTTAAAGCAAGCCATAGAAGCTATGGGTGTTGAAGTAGATGATGATGGTACAAACCCACAAGCTGAAGCAGAAGCTGCAGAGATGAGGCGTTTCCAACTGTTAGCCTTGAAATATTTGAATGAAGATCCAGACGCTGCAGACCCTGGCAAGCAACTACTACAAGAGATAGTTGATGAAGCAGAAGAAGCTGGAGCCGAAGAAGCATCAGAAGAAAAGCCACAAGGCTTAATGGCAAAGGGTTAGTATAATGGGATTTGATTGGAAAATGTTTGCTGCTGACTTCCTCACAGAAGTAACAGAGGACATAGAAGAAAGACAAGAAGAAGCTAAACTATACGAGAAAGAACAAAAGGCTGCTGCTGAACGTAACGCTCAACTAATACAGCAACGTGATCAGAAAGCAAAAGCTGCTGCTCAGTATGGTAAGATGGCAGAGAACTTAGGAGCTTCACAAGCACAGATAAGAACAGCTATGGCTTCTGGTATGACTGGTGTAAAAGACTTGTACGATAAACTACAAGAAGTGGCTAACCAGAAAGGTGTGAAGAGACTTGGTGTAGATGATATTGAAGCTATAGTAAGTATGCCAAATATACCTACAGTAAATGAGAGCCTAGCAGATATGTCTTTAGAAGACTTTGCTAAACGTACTTACGGTGTACAGCCTATCACAACAGCGAAGCCTGAAGAAAAAGAAATGAGTCTATTAGCTAGTATGTTTGGCTATGATGCTAAACAACGTGCAGAGCAAAAACTAGCAAAGACAGAGTATATGGGTGGCTTGTCTGTAGCTGATATAAATAGACTAGCACGTCAGTCTGAGTATCAGTCACTCATTCCTGGCGCTACTATGACGTTCACTGAAATAGACTACTTCACACCAGATGAAGCTTTAAGTTTTAGCACTAAGCTAACCAAAGCTATGTCAGATGCTACAGAGGGTGATGATGCAGAAGCTTACATAAAAGCTAAAGTAAGAGCAGCAGGAGCAGATCCTAAAGCTAGAGCAGAAGCTGACAAAAAAGCTCGTGCCTTTCTAAGAGCTAAAGCAGCTAAACCGTTGATAGAGTACTTTGCTGATACATATCAACATGGAGGTTTCTTCGATAACAGACTTGTTGTAAAACAGATCGAAGATACTATGGGATCAGCATTTTTAAAAGACTTAATGGAGGTATATGGACTTGAAACAGAAACTGATGAGCCTAGTGAACCTAGTGAAGAAACTACTGTCCCTACCGATCTGGTTGTGGAAGAGCCTGTGGTCAAGATTGAAGAAACTCTTAGGGAAGAGCCAGAAGTAACACCAGAAGAAGAGATAGAAGACCCTGTGCTTAAACCTGCTGAACCTTTAACAGATGAAGGTAAAGCTATTGTTGAGCAAGCTCTATCTGGACAACTTATCAAAGGCTATACTGCTGAGTATACACGTGATCAGTGGGATAACATGTCTCGTAAAGAGCGTAGAGAAAGAGGCTTACCTGAATCAAGGTTAGGCATTGTAGGCTTTGACTTCAAAGAAGACATAGATGAAATGTTAGAAAAGCCTCTACGCAATCTAAACATAAAGCGTAACTTAGAAAGAGACAAAGAATACAAAATAGTAATTAAAGGAAGAGGAACCTTTACAGTTACAGGTGACCAACTTGCAACTATGGATGATGCAGCATTTACAATGCCGTACAAACCTGCTATTGAAATATATGAGTATGAACAGGGTGAGGACAAAGCTAAAAAGATAACTACAAGAATACTAGAACGCTATCAAGTAGGTGAATAATAATGGACTACTATGAGTTATTAAAATGGGATCAGCAATCAGGCTTTGATCCTGAAGTTGATATTGAAGATATAGCAGAAGAAGAGTTTGTTCTTGACACAGGTGCTACCCTTAAAAAAGACGATCTAAAAAAGTATCAGTTTCTAAACCCTATTCGTGACTACATGGTAGAACGTAAGGGTGTTGACTACAAAGACTTAGATGCTGATGAAGTTGTAGATGACTTCGTTGATCACATGCGTTACTTCAACGCTAATACTGTTTCTACTGCTGGTGAAGTTAGGTTCATCAGTAAAGCAGATGAAGCTCGTAAAGAGAAAGCTCGTAAAGCTTACCAGATCTATGATCAACTAGGCAATGTGTTTGTCAATGATGGTGTGATGGGTGCAGTTGGTGGTGTAAAAGACTACGTATTTGCTGCAGCCACAGACCCGACAAACTACTTAGGTTTGATCACAGGCGGTGTAGGTAGAGCGGCTGCTGCTGGTGTGTCTCTAACAGGTAAGCAAGCTGTTAAAGCTGCAGTACGTCAAGCAGGTAAAGAGGCACTACAGAGTGGTGCTACAAGAAAAGCTGCTCAAGAAGCTGCTGAGAGAGCAGGTGTAGAAGCTGCACGTAGAGCCGTACAACAAGGTATGACTAGCAAGCAAGCAGGTAAGTTGTATGGTGATGTAGCAAAGCGTGTCAGTCAAGAAGGACGTAGAGCCATAGCTAAGAACGCTATGAAGAAAAAACAACAAGAGTTATTCGAGACTGCTGCTACTAGATCATTGAAACAAACTATAGCGTTGGACGCAGGTGCTGCTGTACTACAAGATGTAATGGCTCAGAACGTCATGCTAGAAGCAGGGGCGCAGGAAAGCTACAGTGCTATACAGACAGGTTTTTCATCATTGCTTGGTGGTGTAGCAGGTGCTGCACAGTTAGGCTTTGGTAAGTTTCGTGGTGCGTCAGGCTTAGAAGATACAGGTGATGAACTAGAGAAAGTCTCTAACAATATTATAGAAGAGATGTCTCCTATCTTTACAGGTGAAGAAGCCAAAAAAGCTGGCGGTGTAATGCTCAAAGAGATAGAAGCCTGGAATGCTAAAGTAGAACGTGGTGGAGCATTTACAGCAGATGCTATGCCAGCAGATCTTATCAAGAACATTATGCTAGGCTCTGATGGTAAGAGTGGACTAGCTAAGATATTTAAAGACTCAGGTTACAAACTAGGACGTGAAAAGCATATCTCTGATGTTATGACAAACGTAGCTAGGTTCTTACCAGAAGAAGAACTTGCTCGTATCAATGAACAGATGGGTAAGTACACAGGTATCAAGATAGGTGAGTTAACTGAAGACAGAACTGCGCTGGGCGATTTACTAGCTAAGAGGATCAACGAAGCAGGTAAAACTCTTAACGTTATGTCTCAGGTTCGTAAGACATTAGACGCAGGTATTATTGCATCTAGTGACAAACTTGCTAGAACACTTGATTCAGTAGAATCCAAAGAGCTTATAGGTAAAGAGCTACGTAAGGCTGAGAAGTCTGATGTATTTCGTTATGGTCAGTCTGTATGGAAACGCTTACTTGTTTCTTCTCCTGCTACCACAGCAGTTAACGTTGCAGGTTTTGCACAGTTCTATGTAGGTCAAACTATGGCTGACTTATTTAACTCTACAGCGTTAATGACTAAAGGGTTAGCACAACTACCTGTAAACAGAGCAGGAGCGCAGGAGTCTTTCAGACAAGCACGTGCCTTGACTATGATACAAGGACAGAAGATGCGTAACCTTCTTGATCCTTACACTACACATGACGCATACATGAGTTTCTTAGATAAGAACGAAGATGTAAGAAAGACTTTGTTTGAGACTATGGCTGGTGGTGTAGAAGCTACAGCAGATCGTTACGGCATAGACCCAGCTAACCCAGTGTTCAGAAACGTAGAAGCTATGGCTAATGCAGCAAGTAAAGTTACTGGTGTGCGTATACAGGATAGCTTTACTAAGTCACAAATGTTTATGACAGAGCTTGACAAGTATCTGCGTTTAGAGAAAGATATAACTCTCAAAGAAGCTTTACTAAGAGATGAAAACCTCATAGATGAAATAGCTCTACAGGGTGCGCTGGATGGTACACTCAAGTCTGTGTTTGCTAAAGACTACACAACTAAAGAGCAGCCAGAACTACTAAGAACTACAGCTAAGTTTGTAGAGACTATATCTAACACACCTGTGCTAGGCACTATCCTACCGTTTGGCAGGTTCTTCAACAATGTTGTAGCTACAGCCTATCAGTGGTCACCTTTTGCTGCACCAGAAGTAATGTATAAGTTTATGAACCGTACTCTGAAGAGAGAAGGACCAGATGTAACAGAAGGTGAGTTGTTTGCTCGTATGAGTGTAGGCACTACAGCGTTGATAATGTCTATGAACTACGACACAGAAAGACGTGAAAAAGGTCTTGGTGTATATGATGTAGAAGTAGGCGGTGGTACTATCATTGATGCTAAAAACACATTTCCGTTCTCAGTATTTTTAGCAGCAGGACGTATAATGAACATGAAGCGTAACGGTGAGGATGTACCACCAGAGTTACTACAAGAGATAGGTACTCAGGTAGGTGTAGGACAACTTGCTCGTGACGCACAGTTTGGTAACGACATAAACAACCTACTAGATACGTTCATCAACACAGACGGTGCATCACGTGGTGCTTCTATTGATGCTCTGTATAAAGTGACAGGTAACTTTGCAGCAGGTTTTACCAGACCACTAGACGCAGTAAATAAAACCATAGGCTTTGCTATGGGTACTGACGGTGCTAAAGATGTACGTCAAGCAGATGGTGCAAATGTGTTTACTCAGTCTGCTACAAAATACATCGACAACATACTAGAAGCTTTCATTGATAAGACAGACGCTATCACAGGCGAAGACTTACAAGTAGCAACAAGAGAGGGTGACGTATATGACCCTAACCCTTTTGCTAGAATCTTTGGTATAACTGTCAAGCCAGGACGTACAGCGACAGAGAAAGCTTACTCTATGGCAGAGATGTTTCCTTGGACTGCATCAGAGAGAACTAAGATACCTGCATATGATAAAGCATTCAACGGTTTCATAGCTCCTATCTTAGAGCAACAGACTAGTATGCTTATAGAGACACCTGAGTTTCAAGAAGCAAGTCTTACAGGTAGACGTAAGATGTTGAAGACTGTACTATCAGATGCTAAGAAGTATATACGTGAAGAGATGGCATCAGGTTACTTAGGAGAAGAGCCTGAGAGGTTACGACTAGCATCCAAGGCTAGTTTGAAAGGTAACAAAGAAATAAGAAGTGAAGCTCTTAGAATGATGAAAGAGCAATACGGAATAGAGGGAAGTATAGAAGACTTTAACTATGTAGAGTTAGACATATTTATGGAGTACATAGAATACCTCGAAGAGATATATGAGGAAGCAGCAGACATCTAAAAGAAGGGGCCGCATTTAGCGGCCCTTTTCATTTCCAGTATAACAATAAAAATGTATCACAAGTTTGACAACTAAAGTTACTAACTATGTAGTCATCCTCTGCATCGTGATCGCCACCTTGTATCATTTCAGTGTCACACTTTGGACACACCATCTTACCCTTACGTTTAGTCTCCATCCACTTTTTAGCTTCAAGCTCTAACTTGTGCATAAGTAAATAAATCCTGTGCGGCAGATTGTTTCTGCTCTTTTTGTTTAGCTTCTGGTTCTACTATAACAGAACAAGTGTTTAATATATTTTTAGCTTCTTCTACACTTAGCTTAAACCATTCACCTCTCTGCTCTTCAGCTATTTTAGCTGCTGCTGTGTGTGCCTGTGCTTCTGCTGCACGTCTGTTATTAGTAACCATTACGTGTTCTAATACGTAGTCTCTGAAAGGGCTGCTAGTCTGATAGCCATTACATCTATCATCAGCATCTACTGCCATGCCTATCTTAACCCATTCAGGCCAAGCAGGATTGGTAATAGCATAAACATAACCCTCTTTAATAGAGTCTAACTTATAAGTACCATCAAAGGCTGCATCACTAAAAGTTTTGTAGCGTCCAGGTTTATATAGTGGATGTTTACGTGATATGTATTTACCATTTACGTACATCCTTTTTGGATTATTTATAGGACTGTGTTTAGGGTTACTCCTTTTGTTACGTTCCTTTTGTATTTCAGGACTGTTTCCTTTTTGGTAGTATTTTTTTCTACCTGTTCTAGGATTTATTTCTAAGTTTTTTAATAATGGCATACTATACCTCCTGTGGTATCTGGGCGCACCACACCCAGTATTCTGCTTCATTCATGTTAGCAGGTCTAGTAGCATCTAATATTTGCCTACGTGCAACCACCGCTTCCTGACATTCATCATAGCTATAATAAAACTTCTGATCACTTAGTACGGATGATTGACCGTTAAACATAAAAGCTGCTACTAGTACCCACGTCATATCTTATTCCTTTGCTTCAGTATATTGATCTACTTTGTCTGTCACCCAAGGGGTAACTTTCTCTGCTATATCGCCTATTACGATAAAGGCAATTAGTGATGCT